AAATAGCAGAAAAACAAGCTATTAAAGATAGTGCTAAAGCAAAGTTAATTGCAGGAGAAGCATTAACTGAAGATGAAGCTAACACAATAGTATTATAATCAAATGGCTAGGAAGAAAGTTCTAACACCTAAAGAGTTTAGCGAAGTCGCTACTGGGGTTAGACTTTCAAGCCATGAAAAACTTTGTGCTGAACGAATGAAACTATTAAACGAAAACATAAACGAATTAAGAAAAGAAGTTAAGAGTTTAAGAAATGATGTATCAACAGGTAAGGGTATGGTTAAAGTATTAGTATTTTTAGGTACAATTATCGCAACAATTATTGGTATATTTCAATTTAAGTAAAATGATTGATAAATTTCTTTATAGTTTTTTTGGTTTTTTTGATAAAATTATAGAAAATATAGAAAACTTAGTTATATCAAAAAAGAAAAAGAGGAAAAAGTAATGTTTAAAATAACAGCAATACTCTGCGTATTAGCAGTAAATGGACAAAACTTATGTTTAGAAGGTGACTTACCTTTAACAAAACAATTAACAAGTGAAGAACAGTGTGTAAATACTGTGTCTTCTATTGGTATGTCAGTCCATGAAGAATTTATGAGAAGACAAATAGTAATATCAATGAAATGTGAAAAAATAGGAGAAGCAGTATGATGATATATGGTGAAACACTTACACAATGGAAAAACCATGTTGTAACAAAGATTAAAGACAACAAAAAAGTATGTATAGCTTTTGCTATATGGTCAGTAATTTTATATTGGTTATAATTTATGGCATTTCCAATATTTTCAGCAATTAAACTTGCAATAAATGCAGGTAGTCACATCTATAAAAAACGTCAAGAAACAAAAATGATGATGGCTGATGCACAATACAAACATGCCTCTAAAATGGCAACAGGTGAAGCAGAATATGCAGGTAAATTATTAGAAGCTAGACAATCAGATTGGAAAGACGAGTTTGTTTTAATAATTTTGTCAGCTCCAATAATGGTTTTAATTTGGGCAGTCGTAAGTGAAGACCCTGAAGCATTAAGTAAAGTAAAATTATTTTTTGAATATTTTTCACAGCTTCCCCAATGGTTTACAAATTTATGGATTTTGGTCGTAGCAAGTATTTATGGTATAAAAGGTACACAAATATTTAGAGGTGGTAAAAAATAGTTTATGAAAATAAATGAGAACACTTCGGTGTCAATGCCAGTTAGAAATTTACTTTCTATTATAGCGGCAGTAGCAGTTGGAGTGTGGGCATATTTTGGAGTTACAGAAAAATTAAGTAATCACAATACTAAACTTATAATGATTGAAAAAGATTTAGAAGGTGTTGTGGAGTTTTCTATTAAATATCCAAGAGGTGAAATGGGTATGTCTGCAAATGACCAAGAACAAAATATCTTAATTGAGTTTCAACAAGGTATAATTGAGAAGTTACAAGAAGACGTAGAAAAATTAAAAGATAAACAAAGACAATTTTCAAATGGAGACCATTAATGATTGAGAGTGTAGTGGCATTGCTTATGCTATTAAATGGAGAAATAGTTGAACACACATACAAGGATAAATTCTCTAAATGCTTGAAATCTAAGCGAATTGCAGAACGTGAAGTAAACCCTCAATCTGTACGTTTTGTCTGTAAACAACTTAAAGCAAAGACAGAAATATACATGGGTCAGAAGAAGATACTTAAAATTATTAACTAAGGAGCTCTATGGTAAAAAGTCTTGATGACTTAGTACAACCAAGTAAAGACGACATTATAGAAAACTTAAAAAAAGAAAATAAAGAATTAAAAAAAGACAAAGAAAAGCTAGAACGAGAAGTTAAAAACGAACAAGAGTCTAGGCTTATGGAATATCACACCCCTTAATTATGGCTAGAATAAACTTTAATCTTGTAGAATTACGAGAGAAACCTAAGAAGAGAAAAGGAAGACATGCAAAAAGACCAAACAAATCATTCAGTAGAAAAAAATACAGAGGACAAGGTCGTTAATATAGATGATATTGTAAAGGAATTACCAGAATTATTAGTTAAACACGCATATTCAAAATTAAAATCAGGAGAAGAGCTAACCGCTTCAGAGATGAAAGTATGTTTAGAGGTCTGTAAAACTTATAGTACAGATAATCTTAATAAGAAACCTGATAACATTTTAGATAGTGTACCGTTTGATACAGATGGATAAACGAATTACAAACTTCAAAAATTTTTTGTATTTATGTTGGAAACACTTAAATTTACCAGAACCAACACCAATACAGTACGATATAGCTGATTATCTACAGTCAAGTGACAAAAGATTAGTTATAGAAGCATTTAGAGGAGTAGGTAAATCATGGATTACTTCAGCGTTTGTCTGCCATCAATTACTTCTAAATCCTCAACGTAACATATTAGTTGTATCTGCATCTAAAAGTAGGGCTGATGACTTCAGTACATTTACACAGCGTTTAATCGCTGAGATGCCAATATTAAAACACCTAGTACCTAAAGACAACCAAAGACATTCTAAGGTTAGTTTTGACGTAGCACCTGCTAGAGCATCACATGCTCCTAGTGTTAAGTCTATGGGTATTACAGGTCAACTTACAGGTTCACGTGCAGACTTAATTATTGCAGATGACGTAGAGTCAGCTAATAACTCACAAACACAACTTATGCGTGATAGACTTAGTGAGACAGTAAAAGAGTTTGACGCTATTATAAAACCAGAAGTAGGACGTATTATATTTCTAGGTACACCACAGACAGAGATGTCTTTGTATAATAGCTTAGAAGAACGTGGGTTTAAAACAAAGATATGGACAGCATTGTACCCAACTAAAGTACAAAAGATAGGCTATGGTCATAAACTAGCACCTATTATTGCTGATATACATAATCAAGAAGGTAAACCTACAGATTCTAAAAGATTTGATGAGGTAGACCTATTAGAAAGACTTAGTTCTTATGGACGTAGTGGATTCAACCTACAGTTTATGTTAGATACTACTATGTCTGACGCTAATAGATACCCTCTAAAACTAAATGATTTAATTGTAGCTTCAGGTAGTTCCACATGGAACGAAGCTCCTGCTAAAATACAGTGGGCTAGTTCTCCTGAACAAATGAAAGCTATAGACCCTGAGTTACCCAATGTGGGACTCAAAGGTGACTATTATGTAGCACCATTGTTTATGTCTAAAGAATACACGCCGTTTGAAGGCACTATAATGTCTATTGACCCTAGTGGTCGTGGAGAAGACAAAACAGCGTATGCGGTGCTTAAAATGCTTCATGGAGTGCTTTATTTGACTGCTGTAGGTTCTTTAGAAGGTGGCTACTCAGATGACACTATGTATAGATTATCTAATATAGCTAAGAAGAATGATGTAAACTATGTGGTTATAGAGTCTAACTTTGGTGATGGTATGGCTACAGCTTTACTAAAACCTATAATGGCTAAGATACACCCATGTGAAGTAGAAGAAGTAAGACATAATATACAGAAAGAAAAGCGTATCATAGATACTTTAGAGCCTATTATGAATGGACATAGGCTTGTAGTAGATGATACATTAATTAAAGAAGATTTTAAACTAGAACCTAATCATCAGTTGTTTAGACAAATGACTAGGATAACTAGAGATAAAGGTGCTTTAAGACATGATGACCAAATTGATGCAGTGGCTATTGCCGCTAATGCTTGGGTTGAGCGTATGGACAGAGACCAAATCCTATCCTACAATCAACATAAACAAGAATTACTGGACAGAGACTTGGAAAAGTTTATGGAAAGCACAATCGGAAGACAACCACATAAGGATAGTTGGATATAATATGAGTGAAAGACAAACTGAACACATGCTAGAAGTAGCAGAACGTATTAAGAAGCATGAGAGTCCTTTTGGTAAAGGAGTGTTAAAGCCTTATCAATTAGAATACAAAGGTATAAAAGAAGACTTCTTTACAGTTGGTCATGGTCATAGAATATACGGAGAAGTTAAAGACTCTTATACACAAGAAGAGATAGACATGATGTTTGAAGACGATTTTAAAAATGCTATGTCTGGTGCTATGGAGCTTATAGGAAACAATCACCCACCTGAAGTATTAGGTGTAGTTACAGAGATGGTATTTCAATTAGGTTACAAT